GGAAACAACAACAGCGATGCTGATGATGTTCCTGCTGCAAAGCCAACAGTAGCTTATAGCCGTCCTGCACCAGTTCAAGAGGATGCACCTTTTGATGTAGATGACACTCCTGTTGCCAGTGCACCAGTAAGCACTGCTCCAAAGAGTAGCGGTGATAGCAACCAACGTGCTGCAGAAATTCTCAGCATGATTCGCAATCGTAAGACTGCAGAGTAATTTCCAAATAGTAAGTGCGGGAATTAATCCCGCACTTTTTCAAGGATATAAATTATGAAAATAGTTTGGCAAAAAACTGGAGACTTTATAGAATTAGAAATTTTAAATCATGATATGTTGCATTTCCTCATAGAAAATTGGAAAAATACAAATTCTGATTCTTTTTATATTACTGATAGTTTTAATATCAATAATATAATAAGTGATTTACAAAATAGTTTAAATAAAGTTAACAATGTATTAGTAAATTATTTTAAGATAAATGATTTAAATTTACCTTTATCCTTAAATCAAGATACTTTAAACTTACTACATGAAAGATGGGTAATATTTAATATAAAGTATTCATCTATGGGAAATCTTTTAGAAAAAAAAGAAAAAAATTTCAAATTTCATTTAGAAAACATTAATGAAGCTATTCACAAAATTGAACATGGATTTTTTCTTATAGCTACAAATAGATCAAGTAATTTTATTTCTAATATATTTGATGAAACTGTTGCAAGTTTTAATATGTCAAACATATTTCTTCATAAAAACAATCTTGGTAGATTTACATATGAAAAATGGCAGAGTTTTGATAAAAGTTTAAACAATATTGATCGTAATGATTTTAAAGACATTCCTGGTAAAATAGGAATTAATCTTAACAGACCATATACTATAAAACCTAACGAAGAATACGCAACTTGGTGCAAAGATAATAATTTATATCCAGCCGGTGACCGTATAACACTTGCAAATTTTGTAAATTTAGAAAGTAATTTAACAATTTATCGTGAACTTTTTATTAAAAATTTTGTAGACATTGATAATCCTCTAAAATTTGTAATATAAAAAATTTAAAAATAGATTGATTAATGAGAAAAAATCGTTTATTATAAAAAGAATGGAAAAATAAAATGGCTAAACCCTTTGATATATCAAAATTTCGTAAAGATTTAACAAAAGCAATTCCTGGTATGAGTGTTGGCTACAATGACCCAACTGATTGGGTATCCACAGGAAACTATACTCTCAACTATCGCATCAGTGGTGATTTTAATAAGGGAATCCCTCTTGGCAAAGTAACTGTATTTGCTGGCGAAAGTGGCGCAGGCAAAAGTTATATTTGTAGTGGCAATATTGTTAAAAATGCACAAGAACAAGGTATCTATGTTATACTTATTGATACTGAAAATGCACTTGACGAAGATTGGTTGAAAGCACTTGGCGTGGATACTGATGAAAGCAAGTTATTAAAACTTAATATGGCAATGATTGATGACGTTGCTAAAACCATTACTAACTTTATGGATACTTATAAGGCTTTGCCAGAAGGTGATCGTCCAAAGGTATTGTTTGTGCTAGACTCACTCGGCATGTTGCTTACACCAACTGATATTAATCAGTTTGAAGCAGGTGATCTAAAAGGTGACATGGGTCGTAAGCCAAAGGCTCTAACGGCACTTGTTCGTAACTGCGTTAACATGTTTGGCAGTTATAATATTGGCATGATTGCGACTAATCACACATATGCTTCACAGGATATGTTTGATCCAGATGATAAGATTAGTGGTGGTCAAGGGTTTATCTATGCATCATCTATTGTCGTAGCAATGCGTAAGTTGAAATTAAAAGAAGATGAAGATGGCAACAAGACCTCGGAAGTAAATGGCATTCGTGCCGCATGTAAAATTATGAAAACACGTTATGCCAAACCATTTGAAAGTGTTCAGGTTAAGATTCCATATACAACTGGTATGAGTCCATATAGTGGTCTCATTGAAATGTTTGAAGACGAGGGTATTCTTGCCAAGGTTGGCAACATGCTTCAATACACAAGTCCTGTTACTGGTGAAATTACTAAAGCATTCCGTAAAAATTGGACAGATGAGCAACTTGATATAATTATGAGTGAGTATGGCAAACATACCGTAATTACTAAGAAGGAAAAAGTAGAAGATGAGTGATACAAGCGAATTACTTGTAGTATTCTGGCAAACTGTTAAAGAATACATTTCAGCAAAAGACCGACAAATTGCAGCAGACCATGTTGTCAACGAGTTGGTTGATTTGGGCATTACTGACAACGATTTACAAGCATTGGCTGTTGATAGTGCTATGCGAGCAGCTATTGCCGAGCATCTTGATGTAGAAGATAGTGATGAAGATAGTGACGACGAATGAGTGGTTGGTATACCAAGGTTAGCCAAGATTTATCCAATATTCCAAACTTCATAGAATATTATGAAAACGAATTAGAATCGGCAAAGCGTGATATTGGTATCTATGGAAATGTAGAAAAAAATTTAAGTGGTTTGCCTGGTATTACTGAGCATCGTTTTAATCAACTACAAGAAATTGAAGCCATTCTTAATCACCTTAACATTCAATTGCGCAAAATTCGTCGCAAACATTTTCAAAAATACCTAGAACATTATGCTCGTGCGCTAACTGCACGGGATGCAGAAAAGTATGTCGATGGTGAAGAAGAAGTTATTGACTTTGAAACTATTATTAACGAAGTTGCCTTGCTGCGCAATCGGTGGTTAGGAATCATGAAAGCAATGGAAAGTAAAAACTTTATGCTTGGTCACTTGGTCAAGTTAAAAACTGCTGGCATGGAAGATTTTAATATATCTTAATTATTTAATTAAGTGTATAATCAGTAATATATACAAGATATCAACGAGGACAATATGAAGAAAGCACTTATTACAGGCATTGCTGGTCAAGACGGCAGTTATCTAGCAGAACTACTATTGGATAAAGGTTACGAAGTTCACGGTCTTATCCGTCGCAGTGCAAACTTTGACCATCCAAATATTCAAAATGTTAAAGATCAAGTTAAGTTTCATAACGGTGATTTGAGCGATTCGAATAGTATTCGCAATCTTATTGACAAGGTTCGTCCAGACGAGATTTATAATCTTGCTGCACAAAGCCATGTCAAGGTATCATTTGATATGCCAGAGTTGACTGGTGATACAAATGCTCTTGGACCGCTGCGTATTCTTGATAGCATTCGTGCTCTTAAGATGGTGAATGATACCAAGTTTTATCAGGCATCAACCAGTGAAATGTTTGGTATCCAGAAGTTTAATCCACAGAAGGAAGATACGCCATTCTATCCTGGCTCACCATACAGCGCAGCCAAGTTGTATGCATACTGGATTACAGTAAACTATCGTGAAAGTTATAAAATTTTCGGTTGTAATGGACTACTATTCAATCATGAGTCTCCTCGTCGTGGTGAACTTTTTGTTACTCGTAAGATTACCAAGGCTTTTGCCAACATGGTATTGGGTAAGCAGAAGGTGTTGGAACTTGGTAACATGGACTCACTTCGTGATTGGGGACATGCCAAGGATTATGTTCGTGCAATGTGGATGATGTTGCAGCATGATACGCCAGATGATTATGTTGTTGCAACTGGTATTCAAAGCAGCATTCGTGATTTCTGTAACCTTACTGCACAGTATTTTGGTATCACCCTTAAGTGGGAAGGCAGTGGCGTTGATGAAGTTGCTCGTAATGCTGCAACTGGTGATATTATGATTCAGGTTAATCCAGAGTTCTATCGTCCAGTTGATGTTGTTAATATTCAAGGTGATGCTTCAAAAGTTCGTGATGTTCTTGGTTGGAAACCAGAATATACACTTCAAGACCTTGTAAACGATATGTGCGAGACTGATTTGAAACTTGCAAAGGCATATCTATGAGCATGATTCTTGCTCCAATCGGCGTTGGAGAATTGTATGATAAGATTACAATTCTTCAAATTAAATTGCAAGAGATTGCAGATTTTGATAAACTAAATCATATTAGGCGTGAGTTAAGTGAACTTACCTCACTCACTGGAAAGTTTGAGGATGTTGATTTGGTGCAAGAGATTGCAGAACTATTGGAAGTTAACAAAGTTATTTGGCGTAATGAAGACCTTGCTAGAACATATGGTTCCACCGAAGATAAAAAACCATATGATACTGACTTTGTTCGTATTGCAAGTTCTACCTATGCTGCTAATACCCGTCGTGCGCAAATTAAACAAACCATCAACAAAAAGTGCAATAGCACTATCGTAGAAGCAAAAAGTTATACATAAGGAAGAATCAATGAAAAAGATACTAGAATTAGGTGATCACTATGTAAGTGATTTTATGAAACCTGGCGCTGAAATGCGTGAAACAAAACCTTGGAGTCTTGATCTTTATCTTGACGAAACCATTGGTGCGGCTCGTCTTGATGGTGTTGCACCACTTGACAAGATGTATGGTCAGTATTGGTATCGTAGTGGTATCAATACAAGTATGACAAAGCAGTTGGGTGAAATCGTAGCCGAGATTACAAACCGCACAAAGATCAACAATGGCGATATCTGGCTTGATATTGCTTGTAATGATGGCACACTGCTACGTCAGGTTCCTGATAATATGATCAAGTTGGGCATTGATCCCGCTGACGACTCCTATTATGAAGAAAGCAGTAAGGTTGCAGAAGTCAAGCAAGATTTCTTTAGTCGTGAAGCATATGATAGCCTTGGTTATGGCAATGAAAAGGTAAAGGTTATTACTTGTATTGCTATGTTTTATGACTTGAATGACCCACGTCCATTTATTCGTGATGCTCACTCTATTTTGGCAGACGATGGTGTATTTGTTTTACAGATGAGTTATACCCCACTTATGTTGAAGCAGTTGGCATTTGATAATATCTGCCATGAGCATGTTTACTATTATGACCTACGTAGTATCAAGAAGTTGTTTGAAGGTGAAGGTTTTGTGTTACGTGATTGCTCGCTCAATGATACCAACGGTGGTTCATTCCGTGTTACCTTCCAGAAGGCTAGCAGCGATATCAAGAGTTTTGCAACTCAACAGATTCGTGATGTTTGCGAGTTCCGTATTAATTCAACTCTTGCTTATGAAGCACAGGCTTGGGATATTACTGATGAAGCACACTGGAAGGCATTTGGTGACAATATCTGGTCACTTAAGCAGCAAGTTCTTGATTTCTTGCATCAAGCAAAGGCAGAAGGTAAGAAGGTTTATGGTTATGGTGCATCAACTAAGGGTAACACACTTCTACAGTTGTTTGGAATTACACCAGACCTAATGACGGCTATTGCTGAACGTTCACCATATAAGTTTGGTTTGCAGACGGTTGGAACTAATATTCCAATTTGCAGTGAAGAAGAAATGCGAGCAGCAAATCCTGACTACTTACTTGTTCTTCCTTGGCATTTTTTGGATGAATTCGTCAAGCGTGAAGGTGACTTTATCGCAAAGGGCGGCAAACTTATAGTTCCTTGTCCTAAATTTGCCGTGATTGGTGCCTAATTCGGTTTTTTGCCGATTCGCTCATTTTGCGACGAGTTTCGTCAGAAATTATTCTGGTTTTATTATAATTGATAAGTGCCAACCTACATTTCTCACGGAGTTCGTCGCTTAAAGGAGCACGATTTTTTTGTGCAATGTTTAGTTTTTCTCGATGTTTTTCCGATAAAGGTTTTCCTTTTTTGGCGAAACTCATTTTAGCAAGAGATTCGGGCGAACGATTGCGTGATGCAAGTCCAATTTTTTCTCTCGTTTCTTTTGATGGATTTGCACCCCCATCGCCGCCGTCAGTTAAATTGTGTAATATGCCTGTTCCTAAATCTTTACGACCATATTTGGTAATAAGTTCTCGTTCTAAATTAAATGCTTGATCTTCTGTAAGATTATCTGAAATTATAATAATTCTATTTTTATCTTTTGGTGGTTTTACACGATGATGTGAAGAAAAGGCTCTATAACCTTTGCCTTTGCCAATGTAATATGGAGTTAAATCTTCACGAATGTATTGATATACATAATAAGTATTCATGCTGTTGCCCTCCTAGGCGATAGAGTAGGTGGGATTGCCGTCCGTGACCTACACTATTATTTATCATTATTATTTTGACAACGCTTGCTAATATAGGTATAATTAAAAGTATGAAAACAGTTGAAAATATTATTTTTTATAATCATTGGCATTACGGTGACCTATTCTCCACAAGAGGATGGGTTGCCGATATCAAACGACAGATGCCGCAATCAAACTTCTATTATGCACATAAGAAAAATTCTCGTGCAATTATTGACCTTGTGGAGACGCTAGATGAAGAAAACAACCGCACGGTTCTTGATGGCATCAATCAGTGGAACCGCTTTGGCAGTGACGACGATACCATTCTTATTAATACATGGGTGGGGTCATATATGGGATTATGGGCTAACACTCATCCTTCTTACATTAGCCATCACCGCATTATTGGCGAGTGCTATAATAATCTTCGTCAGCAATTTGGCATCGACCTCAAATTAAGTGATGATGTATGGGATTATGTTCCGCAGATTGATTATAGTAAGTATAATCGTGCTGCTGTAGATAATTACAAGCAATTTGTTGGCGACGTTTACTTGTTCTGCAATAGTGCAGTTGCAAGTGCACAAAGCAGCATGGACAATATGCAAAAGATTATTGAGCATGTAGCAAACAATCACCGTGGCGATACTTTTGTTGTTACTGAAAAGTTTGATACCAAACTTGATAACATTGTTTTTACAAGTGATATCTTCAATGATGCTTGTGATTTGTGTGATATCTCTTACCTATCAACCAAGGTTAACTTAATTGTTGGTAAGAATAGTGGACCATTTACCTATGCTAATACTAAGGATAATCTTCTTGATAAAAACAAAATTTTTGTAAATTTTAGTCACAAACCAGAAGATACCTTGCCATATGGCTTAGATATTGCAGCAGATTTCCGCAGCAGCGTGGTAACTTATTCAAGTCCAGCAGTGCGAATTATTGAAACTGCTATTAGCGATATCAAGAACAATAAGCAGGTCAGCGGTTTTAAGAATGCGTAAAATTGCAATTGTAATGAATAGCGAAACAAACTGTGGGATTCATACCTATGGTTTGTTTTCTTTAAATATTCTTAAACAAAGTAGCAAGTATAAATTTGAACTGGTTGAAGTTGACCATCAAAATGGTTTCTTTAATTACTTTGAAGAATCTATTGTAGATGGTATTATTTGGAATCATCATCCAACAACGATGCCTTGGTTGGGCAATTATGTTCTTGAACGAACGGGTATCCCACAGTTTGTTATTACAGGACACGACAATTATAATATCTTTACTCATGTAGATCATCATTTTGTTTGTGATCCTACTTTTGTAGCAACTGAAACACATAGTCCTGTTGGCAGACCACTTATATTTTATGATGATATTATGTATTCACCACCTGGTGAAGTGCTAAAGATTGGTTCATTTGGCTTTGGTCAGCATACCAAGAATTTTCCACGCATTATTGAACTAGTCAACGCTCAGTTTGATGAACCTGTTGAAGTAAACATTAACATCTCATATGGTGCTTATGTTGATATGACAGGTGGTCTTGCTCACAGCATTGCCGACCATTGCCGTGCTATCGCTAAACCAAATGTTAAGGTTAATATTACTCATGATTTTATACCAGACCGTTATAGTTTGGCAAAGTTCTTGAATAATAACGATCTCAACATGTTCTTATATGCCACCCAACCTGGTCGTGGTATCAGCAGTTGTGTAGACAGTGGACTAACTGCCATGAAACCTATGTTACTAAGTGATAGTAACATGTATCGTCATATGAATTGGAAGCAAGAATTGTTATCAGAAAACAATAGTATTCGTGAAACAATTGCTCGTGGACTAGAACCTACGAACGAGTTTCGTGAATTATATAGCAACGAAAATTATATACGAGATTTTGAAACAGTATTGGATAGATATTATGAGTAAAACTGCAATCGTTATTGGTGCTGGTGGATTTATTGGCAGTCATATTGCTAAAAGATTAAAAACAGATGGTTATTGGGTTCGTGGTGTTGATTTAAAACAACCTGAATTTGAATCTAGTGCGTGTGATGAGTTCTTCATCGGTGATTGCCGCAATCCACAAGTAGTTGACTTTATTATAAATCAAAAAGTTGATCGTGTATTTCAACTTGCTGCAGACATGGGCGGTGCTGGTTATATTAATACTGGCGTACACGATGCTGATGTTATGAACAACAGTGCCAAGATTAATCTTAATGTATTAGACACAGCATATCGCCAAGGCATTGATCAAGTATTTTTTAGTAGTAGTGCTTGTGTTTATAATGAACATAATCAAATGGATACACAAAATCCTGATTGCCGTGAAGAGACTGTTTATCCAGCTTTTCCAGATAGTGAATATGGTTGGGAAAAATTATTTTCTGAACGATTATATCTAGCCTATAATCGCCAACATGGTATGCGTAATCGTATTGCACGTTTCCACAACATCTTTGGCGAACATGGTACATGGAGTGGCGGTAAAGAAAAAGCGCCAGCAGCAATTTGCCGCAAAATCGCAGAATCTAGCGAAGGCGACGAGATTGAAGTATGGGGTGATGGATTGCAGACTCGTTCATTCCTTCATATTGATGACTGCGTTGAGGGTGTAATGCGTCTTATGGATAGTGATTTTAGTGGTCCAGTTAATATCGGCAGTGATTATCTTATTTCAATCAACGACCTTGTGCTTACGGTTTCGGCAATTGCAGACAAGACAATTACTATTAAGCATATAGATGGACCGCAAGGTGTTCGTGGCCGCAACAGCAATAATGAACTTATTAGGGAAAAACTAAACTGGGTGCCTACTCAAGATTTATATGCTGGATTAACTAAGACATACCGTTGGATTGAAGAACAAGTAAAGGCATCAAAATGAAACCCCGCGTATTATTTGTAACACAAACCCTTGGCGACAAGGCTGCGTGTGGTATTGGACTAATCGGTAACCTTATTGGAAACACGCTCATTACTCACCAAGAGTATGAGTTTCAGGTACTATATACCGATGGTTGGAGCGATGTAATGGCTGCTTATAATTCGTGGCAACCAAGCGCAATCATTTATAACTATGCACCAGGTACTACTCCTTGGATGGATCAACCACATCCACGTAGTCAGATTACAGTGCCACAAGTTCGTATTATGCATGATATGTATCAAGCACTTGCGGATAGTTATAATCCACATAATCATTATGGTTGGCAATATATTCTTGCAGATGATC